CTATTAGATAGAAAATTTTTAGCTGCCATTAAAAAATCTATAGATGATAATGGAATGCTTTGGCCCCCAATAGTGTGGAGTCAAGATACATTTTTAACTTACTATGAAGAACAACCACAAAGACAAGACCCTAATAAAGCAGTAAAAACAGATTTAAAATATCGTTGTGCTATAGGGAATAATAGATTTAACTATGCTAAAGAAAATAATTACACTGCTATAGAATGTGTATATGTTTCTAAATGGCAAGACAAAGACACAGTATTGAGTATAACACAAATGGAATACTGTGTAGACTTTTAAGAGGAACCAAATCATGGCTATTACAACTGCAATGTGCAACAGTTTTAAACAAGAGTTACTTGGTGGTATCCATGACTTAGATACCGATAGTATTAAACTTGCACTAATTAAAGCATCTCCTTCGGGAACATATAATGCTTCTACAACTAACTATTCAGATGTTACAGGTAACTCTGACGAAGCATCAGGAACAAACTACAGCGCAGGTGGTCAAGTATTAGACTCTGCAACAATTAGTTTATCTGGATCTACAGCTATTGTAGATTTTGCGGATGAAGTATTTGCAAATGTTACAACCTCAGCAGACGGTTGTATTATCTATAATGCAGGTCAGTCAAATAAAGCTATTGCTGTAATTGATTTTGGTGGTACAGTAAGTGCTACTGCAGGTGATCTTACTATTGAGTTTCCTGCTGCAGATGCTTCTAATGCGGTTATTCGTATCGCATAGATATGTCTTTTTATGACTCCTCTGATGCAATCTTTGGCAGTGGTACATACGGTTCTGCTAGATATGGGATTGTACAACCTAATGTCGCATTAGTAGGAGTTTCTGCCACTGGTACTATTGAGTCTGTAAGTGCTGGTGGTTTTGAAATTGATGTATCCGAAAGACTTAATAGTGTATCTGTCACAGGTACAATTAACACTATTACGGTTAATGTACTAGAGTCACTAAACAGCGTATTAGCCACAGGTACAATTAATACTGTAGCAATTAGTAACACTGTAACATTAACAGGTGTTGAAGCTACAGGTACAGTAAACACTGTAGAAGAAAAACCTACAGAAGTTCTTAATAGTGTAAGTGCTACAAGCTCTGTAGGTACTGTTGAACCTAAGATTACTGTAAAAATATCTGGGGTATCTGCTACAGGTACAGTAAATACACTAGAAGAAAAAGTAGATGAAGCATTAAGTAGTGTATCAGCAACGGGTGCAATAGGTTCTGTATCTGTAAATATCCAAGAAGATATTGCTGGTGTAAGTGCTACAGTATCTATTGGTACAATACAGCCAATTATTAGTTTTTCTGTAAGTTTAGTTGGTGTTCAAGGTACTACAACACTTGGCGAGATAGAAGCACAAACAACAGAAGACATTACTGGTGTAAGTGCTACAGGTGCAGTGACTGGTGTAACTGTACATGTACTACAACCTTTAACTGCAGTACCAGCTACAAGTTCATTAGGTACAATAACTACAACTGCAGTAGTATTTGACTTCCAAGCTGTAAGAGAACAGTATAGCCGTAGACGTACAGTATATATAGCAGAGGCAGCGTAATGTCTACTTCAGCATCCAGAACTGTACGTATACCCGATGAGAATAGATTGGTGTTTATTCCTGCTTTTGACACAAATAGGACAGTAAGAATACCACAAGAAAATAGAATAGTTTTTGTAGAACGGCAAGCAACATCTGCAGAACGAACTGTATATGCAACTGAGGATTAAACATGAGTTTTCGTTGGCCTAATAAAGACCCTGATGAACAACTAGATTACAGTGTAGATTGGTCACGTTTTCTTGGTAGTGCTACTATTAGTACTGTTACATGGTCTGTAAAAAGTACTGCTTATAATACTAAGACTACACTAGGTGCAGGACAAACACTTACTGTTGCTTCTAGTTCTGCAACTACTGATGATATACAAAACGTGTCACAAACAAATACTAACACTGTAGCTACTATTAATATTGGTGGTGGTACAAATAACATTGAATATACTTTTTTCTGTAATATGATTGATAGCACAGGCAGTCAAGCAGAACGCAGTATTAAGTTACGGGTAAAGGAACGTTAAATGGCTTATGATTATCTTGGTCTAGTAAATGACGTAAACCGTAGACTTAATGAAGTTGAGCTTACCTCAAGTAACTTTGCTAATGCTACTGGTGAATACAGTATGATTAAAGATGCAGTAAACTCTGCTATTCGTTATATTAATCAACATGAATACGAATGGCCTTTTAATCATGTAGAAGCAGAAGAAACATTAACTGCTGGTACAATACGTTATGCTTATCCTTCAGATGCTAAAACACTTGATATGGATAGCTTTCGTATTAAACGTAATACTAGTTTTAACAATTCAACTAAAAGATTGCGTTTAATTTCTTACGAAGAGTATTTAGATAAGTATGTAGACTATGAGTATGATACAAGTACAAGTATTAGAACTTTACCAGAGTATGTATTTAGAACTCCTAATCAAGAGTTTGGACTTGTAGCTCCCCCAGACAATGCATATGAATTAGTTTATGAATATTACAGATTACCTGTAGATCTTATTAATGCTACAGATGTACCCTCAGTACCTGAGCAGTTTAGGTATATGATTACTAATGGTGCAATGCACTTTGCTTATATGTTTAGAGGTGAAGGTCAAGAAGCTGCAATGATTCAACAACGCTTTGATGATGAAATTAAACAACTACGTAGCCTTTACATTAACCGTTATGACTACTTGAGATCAACTGTAATAAACCAAACAAACTCTTCTTATAACACTATTAGGGTTTCTTAATACATGCCATCAACTCGTCAAACATACCCTATAGAATTTAAGGGTGGACTTGTTACTAATATGAGTCCCTTGCAACAAGGTATTAATGCACCGGGATCTGCAAGAACTCTTAGAAACTTTGAGCCATCTATTGAGGGTGGTTACAGACGTATCTTAGGTTATACAAAATACAATAGTAGTATTATTCCACCATACGGTGCTCCTGTTGTTAATGCTGAAGGTCAATCTGGCGGCAGTTTAAATATAGCTAACATTAGGACTACCCCTGTTGCTGGTGATACTTTTAAACTTATACATGCTACAGCACAGGTAAATAATACAGCTACTGCAGTAGTAGATGGCACAGTTTCTAGTTCAGCAAATGTTGCTGTAGACGGTAATGTTGGAAGTATAGTTGTAGGAATGACAGTTACAGGTACTGGTGTTGATGCTGGTATTACTGTAACAACAGTTACTGATCAAAATAATATAGTTATATCTTCTGCACAATCTATAGCTAACGATGTTACACTTACTTTTAATGCCCCTGACTCTGACAATACTACACATATTATTGACACTGTAGTTGGTACAATAAAAGTAGGCATGGATGTAAGTGGAACAGGTATACCAAGTGGTATTACTGTATTAGCTATAAGTGGAAGTACTATAACTTTATCTACAGGGTTAGACCTTGCAGAAGATTTAGAACTTACATTTAGTGACATTTATACTATTTCATCTGGTGGTGTTACAAGTTTTAATGCAACTGAAAAAACAGTAACAATTGCATTTACACCTACTATACATTCAGATAATGCTCCCGCTAATGGTGCTACAGTAGAGTTTACAAGCACTGCATCAGATTACTTAGCTATTGGCTGTGGTGTATTTTTAGATAGAGTTATTGTTGCAAAGAATGACGATTTATTTAAAGTATCATCTAGTGACATAACACAAATTAATGTTCCTAGCTACGGTACTGTACTTGTAAATGGTGCAGGTCAATCGGGTTCAAATCTTATAGTAGATGGTTTAACTTCCGCACCACAAAAAGATGATATATTTAAAATTGCTGGTGTAGATAAAATATATAGAGTAACTGCAGATGCAACTCTAAGCTCTGGCGGTGCTACATTAGCAATTAGTCCTGAATTAGATACCTCACCAGCACCAGCAAATGATGCAGCAATAACTTTCTTGAGTATGTCAAGAGAAAGTGCTGGTAAAACAAGATTTTCTAGGTATAACTATACAGGCACAGAAAAGATTGCCATAGTAGATGGTACTAATGTTCCAGCCCTATATGACAACACTACGTTTACTGCTCTTAATGATTGTCCTACAGATGTCAATGGTGCTGGTTTCGTAGTAAACTTTAAAAACCAACTGTTCTTTGGTAAAAGCAACTTATTAACTTTTACTGCCCCATACACAGATAATGACTTTACAGCCGCTGCAGGTTCTGGTACAATCTCTTTAGGGGCCGTGATTACAGGATTGATTGTTTTTAGACAACAATTAATTATCTTTACTGAGTCTTCTATATTTCAATTAGTTGGTAATACAATAGCAGACTTTCAGTTACAACCTGTTACCACAGACATTGGTTGCGTAGACACAGACACTATCCAAGAAGTAGGTGGTGACATAATGTTCTTAGGGCCAGATGGTCTTAGATTATTAAGTGGTACAGATCGTATCGGTGACTTTGGTCTTGGTGTCGTATCTAAAGCAATACAAAAAGAAGTAACAAGTTTTATTACTGCTAATACTTCTTTTACTAGTGTAGTTATTCGTAATAAATCTCAGTATAGAATACTAGGATATAATACAAACATTACACAAGAAAATGCTCAAGGTATTCTTGGTACACAGTTTTCTGGTCAAGGTGGTGAAGGAATGGCTTGGGGTGAGCTACGTGGTATTAGAGCTTATGTAGCTGACAGTAGGTTTTATCAAAATGCAGAAACAAT